AATTGATGAAGCTATTGATTTATTAAATACCCCTGAACATTTGGGTTTATCTACTTGCTGGAATGATTTAGATGAGCTTTACAGGGTTAGTGGTAGTGAGGTAACTGTGATTACAGGTGTACCAAACATGGGTAAATCAGAATGGATGGATGCCTTAATGATTAATATGGTTCAGGAATATGGCTGGAAGTTTGGTATATTTTCTGCTGAGAATTTTCCTGTTAAACATCACTTACTTAAATTAGTAGGTAAGTTTGCTGGTCAACCATTTTATGGAGAAGAAAAGATGTCTGAAGATGTTGCAAGAAACTCTATGGAAATACTAGATGACCATATTAAATTCATAGGTACACAAGAAAATTCAGTTACAATAGCATCAATAATGGAACAAGCTAGATTATTAAACTATAGGTATGGATTAAATGGATTAGTTATCGACCCTTGGAACACATTAGAGCATAAGTTTGGAGATGGAGAAAATGAGACTAATTATGTATCTAGGGTGCTATCAGAGTTAACTGCATTTGCTAAATTAACAGAACTTCATATATGGGTAGTAGCACATCCAAGAAAGATGGAAAATGATGTTAATAGAAAGCCTGTAGTACCATCGCCTTACGACATTAGTGGTTCAGCTAATTGGTTTAATAAAGCTGATAATGCCATTACTATTCATAGGCATAGAAGTGAAGACGATGATTATGTTGGAGTTCATGTACACAAGATTAGATTCCAATATAAGAATGGTAAAACAGGGATTGGTAAGTTAAACTATAACGTAAGGACAGGAAAATATGAAACATACATCGAAAGACCTACAGAAAATCTTTTTGGATAAGACATCAAAGATTACCAATGAGATATTTAGTAATAGAAATCGGGAAAGACACCTGAGAAATATGAGAGCAAGATTACATGATGATTTTGATAAAATATGGGTTAGGTATAATGATAATAAAGCTACTTATAATCAATGGCAACAGGCATTGGATAAATGGCTTAAAGTGGAGTGTATATGATGCAATGCCATGATTGTGATGATGAATTAATTTGGGGTGGTGACCATGATAACGAAGATATAGAAGGCGGTATTATAAGTAATTATAATTGTTCAAAGTGCGATTGTACTGCTATAATTTATTGGAATAATAAAGGAAATAATAATGAAAGTTAAAAGATATGTAGTAACACCTGATAAACATTTTCCATTGCATGACCAAAAGGCTATCAATGTATTATGTAAAGCAATAGAGATTATAAAACCTGATGGTTATATAGACCTAGGAGATGTGGGAGAATTTTCAAGTACCTCCCATTGGCAATGGGCTAAGAAGAAAAGACCACCATTAGAATACCAATTGCCATTTGTTCATCAGGATATATCAGATGTGAATAAAGGCATGGATATGATTGATGAATCATTAGATAAAGCAAATGTTAAAATAAAACATTTTGTTGAAGGCAACCATGATGATTGGCTTAATAAGTTTGTTGTTGAGAATCCTTATTTAAGTGACCTAAAATTTTCTAAAGCAGTCAGGCTAAAGGAAAGAGGTTATAAATACCATAAGATAGGCAAATTACTTAGAATAGGTAAACTTAATTTCTATCATGGGCATCATTATGCTGGAGTTCAACATACTAGAAATCACTTAATTAGAATGGGTGGTAATGTGATGTATGGACATCATCATGATATTCAGCAGTCTTCAGTTACTCACATTGATGGTGCAAAGTCTGCATGGAGTATAGGATGTCTAAAGGATATGACTGCCGAAGCAAATGCTTGGCTAGGTAATAGGGCAGTTAATTGGGGTCATGCTTTTGCTATAGTGGATTTTTATCATAATGGATTATTTACAGTTCACATTGTACAAATCATTGATGGTAAGACTTCTTTATGGGGAGAGTTAATTAAAGGTTGACACATAAAGGTTAATGAAAGTAAGTTCAGATATGGAAAATAATAAAAAAGGAATCTATTACGCTACTCTAACATGGATTAATTACGAAGATGATAGAGATTATAGTATCACAATTACAAGAAATACATACGAATATCTACTTGAAGGTATAGAAGATTACAAGAAGAAATTCAAGCCTAGAAAGGCAGTTCTTGATACTTGTGCATATGAATCAGAGGATGTAGTAGAAGACTTAACAGACAAAGTTAAGAAGGAGTTAAATTATGTATAATCCTAATTTCGATATAGACCTAGAGTTTGGTCAGGTATATGAGAAGAAGATAAAGGAACTACTGGAATCTAAAGGTAAGATAGAAGTTAAAACAGAGCGTGATACATGGCTTAAAACAGGCAATATAGCTATAGAATTTAGTTATAGAGGCAAGAGGTCAGGTATAGCAAGGACAGAAGCAGATTGGTGGTTTCATGTGCTTACATTAAATGATAATATGGTAGGAATGGTTTGTTTTCCTGTACTTAAATTAAAGCTATTAATGAGAGCTATGTATGACCAAGGGATTGCAAGGAAAGTAAATGGTGGTGATGATAATGCATCAGAGATGTTATTATTACCTCTTAATAAATTATATTCAAAACAGTTTTATAAATAACAACAGGAGTTAAAATGGAAACTAAGCAGTTAAAAATACCAACAAATGGAAGTGCAGTAGTGGAGTTTATGTTTGATAATTGCAAGCAAGGCACTAACACTTATGGTAATTGGAATCTATATGGATTAAAATGTAAAGGTGAAGATGTTAGTTTGTTTGCTACAGATAATCTACATAATAAGATTCAGTATTATAAAACAGGCGATGTTATTGAAATTGCCAAGAATGAGACTGAACAAGGTAGAATTATGTGGGATATCACACCTAGAGAGGGTACAGCAGTCAAGGATGCCTCTAATTCAACCGCTACGCCAGTAAAAACAGTAAGTGGTAGTACAACTCCAGATGATAGAACTGCTGACATACATAAGCAAGTATGCCTTAAATTAGCAGTACAGAGCATGGGCGATGATTATAATATATTAGAGATTGAATCTAGGATGTATAGTTTACTTAGTGTATTGCATGGTACAGAATCAGATGGATTACCTATCTAAGTGAAACGACCTTTAATAAAGAAGTTAGATAATGAGTGGGCTAAGAAAATTAAAGAATATGGTATGTGCGAAAAATGTCACAAAACCAAACCGCTTAACGCCCACCATTTCTACTCTAGGTCAATTCGTGTTGTACGTTGGGATATGGAGAATGGTTTTTGTCTCTGTGTTGGATGTCATGTTTTTTCTTCTAATTTCTCCGCACATAAGACCCCAGCAGAATTTGTTGAATGGGCTATTGAAAAGCGTGGCATCCAATGGTATGAAGATTTGAAAAAGCGGAAGAATACATTAATTAAATACACAGATGATGATTATGATTTATTATTTAACAACATCTGGGGAGTATAAAATTGCCCCTTAACTTTAATAATAACTTGGTTGTTATAAAAAGTTTGACTAATGGATTGGCGTTCATGGGGCAAAAAATTAATATAAGGAGTACAATATGATAGAAGTAATGTTAATGTTTGTATTGGGATTAGTAATCTATAATAGTAAATTGTGGGAAGATGGAATGTGGGAAACCACTAAATCTAAATGGGTATATTGGAGAAGTAAATGAAAGTGCCTGATTTTATAAAGTGGGCAGAGTCTATGCAAAAAGAAGAGAATAGACTCATGCTCGTTAAAGGCGAAGAGTATACTGTTTCTGATGAGGATAAGTTCAAGAACTTTAAGAGTATTGCTGAAAGAATGAGCCTAAGAACAGAGCAAGTTGCTATGATATACCTACTTAAACATATGGATTCAATCAGGAATTATATTCATACAGGTAAAGAGTCAAGTGAAGAGACTATTATGGGTAGAATACAGGATGCTAGAAACTACTTATTATTATTAGGTGGTATCATTCAGGAGAATAATTCTGCCAAAAGATAAGTTCGGCTCAATACAATGGGTAATAGATGCCTTATATACTGAGGTAAAAGA